GCTGCTAGGACTCGCTTGAGTATTTTGGACCCAACATCCAATAAACCATCCACGACAAAATTTGCCGTGAATCCATGCGATTCTTTTTCCATAACATCGTGCTGCACGCGTCCAACACGTGACGCATCTTCAACAGTTGTGACGTAGGTTGAGTCAGTTGCCTGAGCCAGGCCACAAGAGTTGACGGAGTATGCAGCAGAGTCTGTGCAGATTGGAAAGGGTATAGGGAGAACTTCCCCTGCCCAACATGTCTCGGTTTCCACTTCGAAGGCATATTGATCACCAACACTTCCAGTACAGGTTATCACGGTACAACCGGAGCGTTTGAAAGTGCCCCAGTCTTGTGCGGACCCGAGGAGTGTGGTTGCGCCTTGTTCGATAGTGTAGAAGATACCACACGCTTGTGGTGGTCGCTTCACAGTGAACTGTGACGTGGGAGTGAGATTCGAGGCGTCGAAAACGCGAGCTCGAACATCATCATCGAGGGCATTGCCGTCGATGACGTTGGGGTTGTTGTTGAAATGCTTGACGGCGATCTGGCCTGAGCGGTCTTGAACTTTCGTGCGATTGGCGGCCAACGAAACACGTTGGCCAAGGCAGGCATACTGCACATAACCAGTTTGGTACGCAGCTGCGGTTGCGTAGTCCATAGGGGCGCGGTTGCAGCTAGACATGATACCTATACCATCCATATTGAGTGCACCAACGGCGCTTGGATTGAAGGTGTTCACGGCAAAAGTTGAGCGTACAAATGAGCCACTATTGGAAGACCGGATAATGTCTCCAGCAGTTGCAGCAGACGTGCAGGGAGTGCTCGTAGCCACTGGTGGCCCGGACGCTCCTGTGAGTCTCCAGTATATGATCGCGAAGCCAAAGCCACCAGAGCCGACAACGATGTTGAAAGCTTTCTTGGAGTGGTAGGTTTGTCCACGCGCGTACCTAATGAGGCCATCATCGTGGAGTTCTCCGTTTTGGTCGATTCGATATACCGGCTTATCATGGACGATAAGTTTGCCTCCTGTAGCCTCGCACTTGTCAGTTTGACCGAAGACAATGGCGGTATTCTCTGAATACCCACGGTTGTGATGTCTTGCTCGGTACATTTCTCCAACTGAACCCATTGCTCGCACGTTGCGTCCTCTGTTTCCGAGGTTAGCGTGTGGGTTTCTGTTGCGGGTTCTTCGATTTCCATTCGACATGTTTCTATTGTGTTCCCACTTAACTCGCCTGCGCATGGTCGTTAATCATGACACCCAATTTATATTCCCCCGGGTGGGCTACGCTGGTGCAATTGGCTTATGAGATGTCACGCTCAAAGCTCACGACCGCTTTATGAAGTGGTTGTGAAATGCGTGTTAATCCCATAATCTGGCGCTCTAACCCTATCAGAGTCGCCGCGGATACATGATAGCGATCCATAACAAACGCCATGGTGCTGGCATCCATGGTGTGGTTATCAACAGCTAGCGGCTTGAACAACACGTCACGTAGGATGGGTTTTGCAGACACATCATTCGTGAGTTGCAACACGCGTTGTACAAGCGCTCGAAGGACTGGAATGAACCTCACTCCACGCTCAAGTCCAAGGGCTACGGCTCGCATGTGGGTCAGTGCGGCCGTCTCATTCTTGTGCGTGAGTGGTGTGCTCTTCCAGCCGATCCTACTCAGGATCCGGCCAATTTTGGGTCCAAGAACTAGTTTGCCTTCTACAGGGTAAAAGAGTGAACTGAGAAACTCCACTTCAAAAAGGTCAGGACTCACTTTTGGGGTGAATTCCATACCTGATTCCATAGCAATGTCGCTTATGGCCTGCATGAGGGTCTGTCTTGGGATGCGGTTGGATATTCTTGCGATACAATCATCCCCAGCTGCCGCAACGGCATAATCAACACCAAGTTCTAGTGTGATGCCAGGGTGTGTTGCCTGCATAATCTCTTCACACCTCTCCATAATCATCAAATGGATCATGAAATTGATGAAGGTATTCTCAAGGGACGTGTGAGAATCCCCGGACTTCCTAGTTCCAAGCACGGTATAATACCAGTGCATGAGTTGGGTAAATCCTTTAGTCTTCACCATTTTGAGGTAGATTGATCGCAAGCGTGGGCTCTTACCCATAGCCTTCCAGAAATCAACGAGAGCTTTAAAAGCCTCTTGCAATAGATGAGCATCCCATCTCTTGCCGTCATTTTCGAGGAAGTATCCATCTATGGTTGAGCACCACTTCTGCATCCATGATCCTATTTGATCTCCGGTGTGGCCAGTTGCATAAAGCAAAGGGCTATTCTTGCTGAAGATCTTGGTTGCCATCTTGGACATACCATGCCAATATGGTCCTATGGTGACCTGTAGTCGATCACTCATGGACTGAATTGCTCGCATGTCTATGTCTTTGATGATTGAATTGGAGAGCACAACACTTAGGTTCTCAACCTTACCAAAAAGGCCACGGAGGTAGTCGCGGGACTGTAGTGGTAGGTTGCTGAGAGTTGTCTTAGCCTTCTCCAAGAGCTTGCGCCGGGCACTACTAATCTGGGGTCTGTGCAGCCATGTTTTAAATGGCGTAGCCTCAGCCCGATCACGCAGTGACTTGAGTCTGTCGGCGGCAACCAGTTGGAAGTTCGCGACGGCACGCCTCCACCACTCCATAGTGGTTGGGGGGGTCGCTACAAGAGCACGGTTGTAAAGAGCCTTTTCCTCGTTACACCCACAACGGGCACACACTATTGGCGGGTACTCAGGATCGTGAGGGCCTACCAAGGTGGGACCAGGGGCGTTACGGTGTTGGAATGCACCAGCGTTCGTTTCGGCGGAAGTACATATGGGCTTGTTGTTGTGAGCAGCGTGATATGAGTCACCAGGTACAAAGGGGTCGTCAGTCACATAACACATAACATTTCCATTTATGTGTAGTGCTCCACGTGCTGCGGGTAAGACCGCAGCCAACAACAATACCACTAGGGTCATCTCCAACAAGGAGGTGACACTATGCTTCCAGTCGTTGAGTGCGTTAAGTGCTACTAGATGGGCAGTGCGTTCCTGTCCCGCATCCCGTACAAAGTGGTAAAAATGTATCGGGGATGTAAGTAGAGCAATTACATGCTGGCACCCATTAACAACATACAGAGCGTAAATCGCTGGCTGTAAACGCTGGGGCAAAAGGCGCTTGCACACCTGGTAAACTATAATGGTGACAAGCAGTGATACTAGGAGTGTCAATACACGGACTCCTACGAACACCGAGAGGATTGCTACATCAGAGGTCATTGGCTCCAGGGGCTCGGTGGTTTGACCAAAGATGGGTTGGATCCAGAACAGGAGTAGTGCGATGATTGCGAGCGTATGCTTACCATATCTTCTCACCACAACATCAACACTAAAGTTGAACTGGGCACCATAGATGTTCTTGCGCAGAGCTAAGGAGCTCACAAACACACACGCGGCTAACATCCACGGGTGGTCGGTTCGCTGCCAGAACATCAAAGTCGCCAGGAGTGGTGCTCCAAGCACGACAAAGACGAATTGAAGCACAACCAAAAACGGGTTGCGTTCAAAAAACCGGGCTGCTGCGTCGCCGATCCAGGCATTGTCAGTCACTCGTTCAACATGCTCAGCAATAGAGATGTCGGCAGAAGTGGTTTCAATGACCGAATTGATTACGGCAGTGCGACTGTAGGTGTGAGGTACCACGAGATGTGTATACCTGTTGTCCTGACCACTGATAGCACGCTGCAACACGTTTCTAGTTGCATTGAGAATCGTTCGATACTCATCGCTGGTTACCGGGCCAGGAATACCCATCGTCTTTCGAGCGTAGTCAAGGAGTCCATCGGGAATGTATGGGCCAATTGGATCAGCAATAGTGGTATCACTGTCGGCCCGAAGAAACTGGTAGTACTTCATGGCCCCACACTCACGGCTAAGGTGAGCATCAAGAGCCATGCCATCCAGTTGCACGAGGTGGACCGGCCACAAGCACGGTGCATGTGGTCCATAAAACTCGTTGCCATTCCCCAGCACCTTGGCACAGATGCTGTCCTTACCATTGGCTAAGGTGCGCCACCACACATACTCACCATTGTCCATAGTGCCGCTATAACCTAAGTGATCACGAATCACAAGGTAGAGGGTTACCTCAAAGCGGGCAGGATCATAACGGTCAAAGGCTTGCACTACATCGTCCATGGTCAAACTGTACACATCGTATGCTATCATAACAATGCGACGCTTTTTGTTGCCATTCCCGACGAGTCTAATGGCCAAACTGTCGGAGACACAAGTACACTCCTGTAACGGGTGATTGCACGTGGATCCATACGATGCTGTAGAGCGTGCATGCCAGACTCGAAACCTATCACGCTTCTCAATGACCGGACGCAGTGTATGCACTGGTAGGCCTGGAAGCATGTTGGCTGCAAATCCGACAATGTCGAGGCATGCAAGCCGCCCTGGGTTTTCGCCTATCATCACATATGTGGTGTCAGGCTCAAACTTGACAAGGTGGTACATTGCCACGGCACGTTGAAGAGCACCGGTTGGGTGGGCGTGGTCGACCCCTCGTGTAGTCACGACGGGGACACCATCAAAATTTTGCGGGGCATTAAATGCCACGCGGATTCCTTTAACACGTATTGGTGCAAAA